CGCGCCACGGGCGTGATCGAGAAATACGCAGGCTACATCGGTATGTATCTGGTGCTGGACCGCGCTCCGCTCATCTCCGTAGCTAGCATCACTTTCGACGGTGGCGCAATCGACTCGACCAGCTACGAGATCGACGGGGACGGGCTATCTTCTAGGCTTCGTTTCTTGGGGGGCACGACTTGGACGGGTGCCATGCTGCCCAATATCACCAGCGATGTACGCCCCGGGGACGAGCGGAAGTTGTATACAGTCACCTACACGGCGGGTTACATCACACCAGGTCAGGAAGTGGCAGGCAATCGCACCCTGCCCTATGACCTCGAGCAAGCCTGCATACTAGCTTGCGCGAGCGGATACCGCGCACGCGGGCGAGATCGCACGATCCAGAGTGAAAGCCTGCTATCGGCCAGCGTGACGTACGCAGGCGGTGTTGCTGGGCTGCCCCTGCTTTCGAAGGATGTCACGGACATGCTAGCGCCCTACAAGCGTGCGGTGTTCGCGTGAACCTAGCCCACCTCCTCACAGACACGATCACGTATCAGCTAGAGACGGGTCTCTCAGGCGCTGGCGCGGTCACGTGGGGTTCGCAAGCGACGACTCCCGCGCGCGTGGAGTGGGGCACTAAAACGGTAGTCGGTCTCGATGGCACGCGCCGCGAGTCCGAGGCGGCAGTTGCGACAGACATCGAGATCCCCAACGGCTCGCGCGTGTGGTTGCCAGGGGCGGACACTTCGAGCGTTAACGAAGCCAAGCGCCCGATCCTCACCAAGAAAGCTAGGGTTTTGGGCGGATCGTACATTTTGTACGAAACGTACTTTTAACATGAAGATCAGTATTAAAATCGACGGTGTGAAAGAGGTACTTGACGGCTTGAATAAAGCCGCGATCAAGTACCCCGAGGCTACGGGCGCGGCGCTATTTGAGGAGGGCGAGGCTATCAAAGCCGCGTCGATCCAGCTGGTGCCAGTCGATACCGGGCGCCTTCGCTCGACAGCCTACACGAGTCCCCCGCGCGAGGGCAGCCACGGTCCCGAAGTCAAAGTCAGCTACGGCACCAAGTACGCGGTGCCTGTGCATGAGCGCATGGAATCGCACCATACGGTAGGACAGGCTAAGTATCTCGAGCAACCCGCAACCGCGGCAATGGCTGGTTTCGCGGGTCGGCTGGCTAAGCGCATCGCACAGCACGTCAAAGCCGGGACAGACTTCGCGATCCTCAAGGGCGATTCGTAATGGCGACCACTGTTGATGCAGACGTGGTCACGGCTTTGACGGGCTCTAACGGGCTCGTAAGTGGCACCAACCTATTCGCGGGACCCGTGCGCGCCCCTGGCACTGGCGTGCCTGACAAAGCGGTCTTTGTACTCGCTACCGGCGGACCTCCGCCGATGCCGTTTATACTCGGCGGATCGGGCACGGATTACTGTCGCAGCACTGTACAGGTACGTGTCCGTAGTGACCAGGAAGATTTTCCCACGGGGCAGACACTCGCAAGGGCTTTGCGCACATTACTTCACAAAAACATCTTGAGCGGCTATATTGATGTTCGTGTTCGAGAGTCAGAGCCCAACTACTTGGGGCAAGGTGAATTAGGGCATCACGAATGGTCGATCAACTTGGAGATGGAGCACCGACGATGAATAAGTACGTAACCATGCTGCAGGCTTATGAGTACAAAAAGCCTACCGGCGGCAAGATGTCGTTCCCGAAGGGCGCGCAAGCTCTCTTGGACGAGGCTCTGGCGGACGAATTCATTTTGCTCGGAGTCGCTGAACCTTATCCGAACCCCCTCGATGAGCCCGTCGCCCCCGCGCCCGGCTTCTAACATTTTAAGGAGCGATCACCATGGCTAGAGTTGTAATCCCTTTGCAAGAGTTGTCCGCTAACGGCGGTGGCGATGACAGTATATCGTTCACGGCTGGCGATGCTACTGAAGATCACTACTTCGATAACTCGAGCGGCAAAGTTCGATTGATCATGAAATGCACTGACGGCACGCAAAAGGTTGCGACCATCGTTAGCGTTACTGACGAAAACGGGCGCACTGGCGACAAGACGGTCACTTGCCCGGCAACTACTGGCATTTCGATCTACGGGCCTTTCAAGCCCGCGTTGTTCAATCAGATCGCGGCCGCGGACTTGGGGAAATGCTTCGTAAACCTCACTGATGCTACTGGCGTCAGTTTCGCGTGCATCAAAGACGCATAACCCCTTTCGCACTAGGAGAACATCATGGCAGATAAATCCGGAAGACTCGGCAAACTGGCGATCGCTACGGTCGACGTTGCCGGCATCAAAGATCTCTCGCTCAAGGTCGGCGCTAAGACGCTCGATGTAACCGATCACGACAGCGGGCTATACGAGGAATTTCTCGTAGGTCGAAAGAACGTCACCATCAGCGCATCGGGCAACTATGACGAAGCCGACGCAGGTTTCGCGGCGTGTTTGACAGCGTTGTTTGACGGTACGATCGTAGCGTGGCGCTTCCGTCCTGACACTGCCGGCGGGTTGCTGCAGTATTCGGCAAGCGGCATGGTCACTGATCTTGAAGTGTCGGCACCTAATGAAGGCGCGCAAGAGTTCACGATCGAAATTCAATTGACTGGTACGGTCACCAAGGCTGCACAGTAATCAATCAACTGGCTGGCGCTACAGACGAGCTGTAGCGCCAGGCACATTTCTAAAAGGGGTACGTTATGGCGAACGATCTTCGAGGCGAGACGCTTATCAACTTCGGTGGCGAAGACCGCGTGTTGCGTTTCAATATGGACGCGATCCGCTCGACTGAAAGAATTTTCGGAGGGCGGTCAATCTTCGGCATGCTCAAGGGTGGCGAGACAACGATCAGCGCGGACTTGCTGATCGTGCTCTTGCACCAGGGCTTGCGCTCGAGTAATCCCAGCATCACCGAAAAGCAGGTGCTCGCGTGGGTCGACGATCACGACGAAGGGCTAGACTCGCTGGCACAAGCGATCATCAAGGCTGTTGCGCTTTGCTTGGGTGGTAAGAAAGCTCGCGCGAAGCTGGCGGCAGTGTCGGAGGCTAGTGCTGCAGAGCGCCCTACGATAGCGCCGGAGACGGCGCCGACGGATGGGACTGGGACGGCTTCTTAAAGCTCGCTGCGCGCCTCGGGTTGCGCTTCGATGATTTTTGGAATATGACGTACGGCGAATTTCTACTGTACGTTGATGGACGCTCGGAGAACCTCCGGGACGAGCGGCGCTTGCTAGCGTGGCACGCTGCTAACATCATGAGCATGTGGAGCAAGAAACCGATCAAGCCGAGCAAGCTGTTAGGCGAAACGCGCAGCGTTACGGACTTCTGTAGCACCCCCGAGGAAGTACACGACTACCTACGTTCACAGAACCGCGCAAAGGGAGTAGAGTAGCCCGCATGGCAAACGCAGGCACAATCTCCGTAACCCTCAAGGCCATAACTTCCGAATTCTCGAAGGCGGTTAACGACGCCTCGAAGGATATGAAGTCGTGGGAAACAGCAACCTCTGCAGCGGCGAAGGGCGCAGCTGCAGCCTTCGCGGGTATGGCTGCAGGGCTAGGCTTCTCACTCAAGCAATTCATTGATGCAGAGCAAGCGGCAACGCGCGCGGGCGCCGCATTCAAAGCCGCTGGGCACTCGTTTGACCCCACGCGCATGAATGAGTTTGCGGGGGCGCTCGAGAGTATGAGCACCTTCGGAGACGACGCGATCGTTTCTGCCGGCGGCATTCTCGGATCGTTTGGGCAACTGCAGGGGCAGACCGAAAGACTGTTGCCGAAGATCGCGGACCTCGCAGCATTGACCGGAATAGATCTCGAGCAAGCCGCGCAGCTTGTCGGGCGCTCGATCCAGGGCGGCACCAATGCCTTGCAGCGGCAAGGCGTCGTTATGACGGACGCGCAAGAGAAGGCATTCAAAGCCGCGACCGAGACCGAGCGCTTTGCGATGATGATGGGTTTGCTTGAGCAGAAAGCCGGAGGCGCGAGCACTGCTCTTGCCGCGACTACGGGCGGCGCGCTCACGCAAATGCAAAACGCTTTCGGCAATCTGGCAGAGGAGATCGGTAGCCTGATCTCGGGTCCGGTTGGCGATATGGCGCGATCGGTCACTACTGCACTGCGCAGTATCACCGATATGCTCAAGAGCCTGACACCGGAGACTCGCTTGTTTATCGGCGAGGCGCTACTCATGGCGACGGCTGGACTCGGCATTGCGGCCGCAATTGGTGCT